AATATTGAAGGAAGGAGATATTGTAGTGGATGTGGGAGCACATATTGGATACTATACTCTCATTTTTGCAAGATGTGTTGGAGAGAAGGGAAAGGTTTATGCTTTCGAACCTGAACCGACAAACTTTTCTATACTCTTCAAGAATGTGAAAGTGAACGGATACAAGAACGTCCTCCTCTTCCAGAAAGCGGTTGCTGACTTCAACGGTAGAACACTTCTATTTTTAGATGAGGGTACGAACACGGGAGACCACAGACTGTATCCAGGAGAAAATCGAAAAAGTATTGAAGTTGATGTTGTGAAATTAGATGATATAATTGATGAGAAGATTTCTTTTGTTAAAGTTGATGTCCAAGGAGTAGAGTGGAGGGTTTTGAAGGGAATGAGAAAACTTATAGAATCTGGGTATGTGGATAGAATGCTACTCGAATACAGCCCATATCATATTATTGCATCAAACTATAAAGAGAAAGAGTTTCTGAAAGACATACGTGATTTGGGNTTCAAGATGTATGGTTTCAGGATAGATGGAAAGGGTATCAAGGAGATGAATGATGAATCTATCATGGAAGCATGTAACTTGCGGAACAATCAATATATGAACATATACTGTCAAAGAAAATAAAATTTATAAATAAGTGCCATGCTACCATAGACTATGAAAATAGTGTTTTCAGACGATGACGCAGACGGAGTAATATCCGCCTACATGATATCATCTTATCTAACAAGTATAGGAGAAAGGCATAAGGTTATCTTTCAAACGTGGGACAAGTTCGGTTTAACAGAAAAGGATGTAGAACAAATTCTATCATATCAGCCATCGCAAGTCTATGTCCTTGACATTGGAAGCGGAATAGATGTTCTCCAAAGAATTAAACCCCTTATGGAGAAAAAGATTACAGTTACTATTCTCGACAACCATCCTCCAGAACTTGAAGTCTTGGGAGAAAAAGAGTACATGAAATTCTTGACATTTCTTGAAGAGTTGAAGAAGACAGGCTATCTCGAATACTTTAGTTCGACAGAAAATTGTACAACAGGCTACTGCTACCTTTACATCCAATCTCATGGAATGAAGGTTACAGAGTTTTTGGAGAAACTTACCATCCTCGGACTTGTAGCAGACGTTTCAACAGACAAGAAGATTGGTGGAGAAATATATGGGAAACTTCTTTCAAAGTATCCAGAATATGCTGGAACAATCTACTATGGAGCAAATGCGACATTCAAATGGAGTATAATAGATGCTATCGTACAATTTTTTCACGTGCCAAGAAGAATCATCTATGATGAAGCATCACCTCTTCTAATGGAGTTTTTGAGAGACATAGAACATAAGGGATACGATTTCATAACATTATATGGTGAGATAGAAGGTGAGCTTGGAAAACTGTACAAGAGCGAGGACAAGAAGATAGTTAACGTTCTACCATCATATCCTCCATCGGTACAGAAGATTGCTGAACTGCTTCTTTCATGGAGAACTGAATGGAAAAAGGTTCTTGACAGAGGAAACATTTTCACGTTAGACTATGAAACTTTCCAGATTTCAATCATCAAACACAAATGGAATCTTGGAAGTGCAATCTGTAACCTGAGATTGAGTGAAACAAGAAAGCCTCAGTTTGTCATAAACATTATACCCGAAAAAAATATAGTCTACGTTAGTGCAAGAAGCGATGGAAAAATCCATGTTGGAAAAGTCTTTTCTCAATGCGACAAGAGCATATTAGATGGTGGAGGCATTCGTGAAGCAGGTTCGGCGTTGGCTAGAACCTACAATATTTCAGCAATCGTTAGAGAGATAGTTAAGAACACAAAGTCTCAATCATGAAACGAAGCCAACGTATTCGTCCACGTGTCCAACAAACTCTTTCCTCGTCTCGAATGCGACCATAGAATATATGAGTGCATGGAGAAGGTCGTCTGTCTGTTCGCTATCGTGAACCCACTTCTTAATCCTCCTACCGCTTGGCAACTCTTCAACTTCAGGATATTCGGCAAGAATGTTGTTGACAATCCACTCTTTAATGTCATCGTCTTCGTCCTCGTATATTCTAAGCAGTCCCTTGGTTATCTTGTCATAGAAGAGGTCTATCCACGTTGTCCTATCAACTTTCGCAAAAGTACCGAATATTGATGGTTCAACTTCAAAAGTCTTGTCAGGCCTGTTCAAGTATTGGACGTTAACGATAATGCTTCCAAAAGTCTTATACAGTTCCTGGTTCTGGACATAGCCCATGCCAATATCACATCCTATTGCTAGAGGATTAAATTTCTTGATAAGGTTCTTGCATTCTTCCACATGCTGTGATATTTCAGGATAGTCTATTCTTTTCACGTAAACGACATCATAGTAGTAGATGTCAGGATACTCTTTCAACATTGGCGTCATGAGAACAAACACTGTATAGGCTTTTCTTCCAACACCCCAGTCTATTCCAGCATAATATTGTCTCCCCTTCTCCAGCACACCCTTCTTGATGAGAGGAGTGAAACATCTCCACACGTCCTCAAACGATACAGGTCTTCCTATACCAGAATAGAATTCTCCAAGAACCTCGTTCACGAACCTCTGTTTCGTATAAGTTTTCCTTTTTCTCTCAATCTCTTCTTCCGTCAACCACAATCCTATCGCCATCTTCTGCGTAATATGATATCCCGAATAATATGTTTCCCTGTCAGTGTTCGTTGGAATCCACATTTTCTTTTCAGCATCCCATTCCTTTTTGTCGCTCATGTTCCAGAGTTCCTCGAACTTTGAACCCGCCTCCTTCGGTGTCCCAATCAACCACATTCTCTTGAAATCGGAGTGGGAAAGCATTTCTTCTGCCACTGCAAGGGCACTGATGTCCATGTCCTGAACCTCATCCAATATAACCGCATCTGCTGGAATGCCTCTCAAGGTATCCATTTCACCGAACGTAGAATATAGGTAGATGACGCTTTCGCCGAACTCTATCCTTTTCACATCAGTTTCTCCAAGAAACTTTTTCAACGTCGGACTTCTCTGAATCTGTTTCCTCAACCTATCTTTTGAGAACCTTGCGACCTTTGGAAGAGTAGGTTGGGCGTAAACGTACACTCCAGGATGCTTTAGACTCCAGTAGATTAGCATGTTCACAGCAAACTCTGTTATCTCCATCTGCCTTGACTTGACAATCACAATCTTCTTGCTCATGTCACGATACAATGGAAGAAGATAGTCTCTTTTCTCGAAAGAAAAAGGTTTAGTTGGGTCTTTGGGATTCCTAACATATTTTTCTACAAAGGTGACTGGGTCAGACAGGTCAAGTTCTTCTATCTCACCAAGTTTCCTCTTTACTTTTGCAACCTCTTTTTTTAGTGACTCGTATGGGAAAAGGCTCATTATGTTAAATGAAGTTGGAAGGGAATATATAAACGTTTTTTTGAGAAAATGTTTAAATAAGTTCACGGAGAAAATAAATTCGTATGAGCACCTACATTTGCAGACTATGTAATTTGCAGACTACATCTGAAGAGCTTATGGTCGAACACCTTAAAACACATGCTGACATATTAAAAGATTTTCTTGAAAGCCCAGACTTTGCACTCTCACTTGACACTGACACTGTCCTAGAATACTTTAAACAGGAGGAAGAAGAGGGTGTAGTGAAACAAAAATGTAGACTTTGTCTCGAGGAAGTGAAAGAGGACTTGGATGAAATGACAATCCATCTTGTGTCAGAACATGCTAAAGACGTGTGGAGAGACTACAAAAATGTTCTAGTATATCATTTCGAAAACTATATTATAGACCATTGGGAGGATTATGTTAAAGAAAAGGAGATTTTATAAACGATAAAACTTATATCCCTAACAGGTTAAAAGAGAACATATGAGTGTTCTGAAGAGAGGATTGGAAGTCAAATATTTTGCAAAGTCAGCACCAAAGGTTTCGAGAACACAATATAGTGAGCTAATGAAAGAGTTTAATAGGACAGGCAAGCTTCCCCCAAGACTTGAGATAGTAGGTATTGCCGTCGATGACAGCATGAACGCTAACAAGTGGAAAGTTCCATTAGAAGACTTAGATGAAGTTGCAGAAAAGTTGAAAGGTTGTCAGGTGAGAAAAAACCATTCTGATAGGGTTGAAGATATTATTGGAACTGTAACAAACGCTTGGAGAGAAGACAATAAGGTCTTTTACGAGGCAGAAATTGCTGATGAAGACATCATCAAAAAACTTATTCTAGGATACATTAAATACAGTAGCATCCAAGTTTACTCGGATGACGTTTACTGTGCAAACTGTCTCGGAAAAAGCAAGAACGAGATGGAGGCGAAGATAACTGAGATTGACAAACCTTGTCCAAGATGTGGTGGAACAGAACTTGTTATCAGACATCCTCAGCCGATAGAAATCAGTATAGTCTCCCTCCCAGCATACGAGAGTGCTATTATCATGCCCGTGGGGTTTAAGGCGGGATTAGACGCCACCCTTTCCGAAAGATTTAAATACCAATCTTCTCTTCAAAACACTCATGTTCAATATGATACTACCATTTCCAAGGAGAGGAATGGTAGTGAAAACAGTCTCCAACATGGGAGTAGTATGAGTTTTAAGGCACAAGATACTGCTACTCCCTCAGCCGAAATAAAAGAGCCAAAGCCACTATCATACGAAGACGTTATGAAAATGATTGCCGACTCACAGAAGAATATTCAAGAATACTTTGACAAAGCTCTAAAGGCACTTACAGAGGAAGTTAAGAAACTTTCTGAGGAAGTAAAGAAGAAGAAAGATGAGGAAGAAGAGGAAGAGGAAGAACCAGAGGAAGAAGAAGAGGAAGAAGAGGCAAAGAAGAAGAAGCTTGAAGCAAAGAAAAAGTTGATGGCGAAACTTATTGCCAAGAGAAGAAGAGAGGAACTAAAGAAACTTATCGAGGAAAAAAGGAAGAAGAAAGAGGAAGAGGAAGCGAAGAAGAAAAAGATTGAGGAATTGAAGAAGAAGCTTGAGGAAGTCAAGAAAAAGATAGAGGAAGCGAAGAAGAAGAAGCTTGCTGAAGCATCTGCCTCAGGAAAGGGTATTGTCGGTGAAGTAAAAGAGGAAACAAAAGCCGAAGGAGAGCTACCGGCATGGTTCAAGGAAATCTACAAGGCGTCAAAAGAATTGGAGAAGAGGGGGCTTCTAGGATAGAGGTGATAGCATGAGCACAATACCACCTTTCTTTGAAGGCAAACCACTTCATTCAGACAATTTTATCGTGAACTTTAAAGCCGGTGGAACAATNTCAATCGGAAATGCGGTGAAACTTTCANCCGCTTGGACAGTTGTNNCAACAACTGCTACAACAGACCAGCTTCTTGGAATCGCTTTAACAAACGCCGCTTCAGGAGAACCTGTCGCAATACTATGTAGAGGCGTAATCGATGCAGTCGCCTCAGGTGCAATAAGTGCCGGCTCATTCATTGGTGCAAGCACAAATGGTAAAGTTGCCACATTAACAGTCGCAAACGCATACTCAAACGGTCTCGTCATAAAAGGTATAGCCTTAAGTGCCGCATCACAAGATGGAGACACAATCCAAGTCCTCCTATGGTGATAGAATATGAGTATGGTTAGAGAGACTTTCACGATGGATACAACTGGTGCAATGTTCTATCCTGCTCTGTCAAAGAGAATTGTTGAGCTTACAATGCCAGCACTTGCTCTGAAACCACTCTTGCAAGAGTTGGTCATCAGAGTTGGTGCCACAGCCGCTATACCAAAACAGGCTGGACAGAGAACTGTTGCAGTAGTCGGGAGAACAGAGGAAGGTGCACAGATTGTTTCAGACTACACTCCATACACTGTTGTAACCGTAACACCTTACAAGGTTGGCACAGCCATAAGGATTACAAGAGAACTATTGGAAGACCAGATTGTGAACATTATAGAAGACCAGTTGAGGCGAGCCGCAAGACGTCTGGTCATGACCATAGACCAGGACGTTGAAGCCGCCTTCAACTCTGCCGCACTTACAACTTCAACATTCTCTGCCACAGGAACAAGCATTTTCATGGACGGAACAAGTTCAACAAGAAGTGGGACAATAGGTGTCAACGACATCACAAACGCTAAAGCAATAATTCAACAGTACGCTCTTGAACCAGACACTATTGTCATGAACCCACTTCAGCACCAAGACTTGATGGCACTTCCACAGTTTGCCGCATACCTGTTCTCAAACGTTCCAGTATACACTCAAGGTTCTGGTACTGTTCCAACTCCAACACCAACACTCTTTGGACTAAAACAGATTGTTACACCAAACGTTCCAGCGGGAAGAGCATATGTTCTTGCCGCCGCAGGAGCAAACGCTTCAGGAGCATATGCACCACTCGGTTTCTTTGTAGTGAAGAGACCAATCAGTGTCGCAGTATGGCCACAGCCAAACTTTGACAGTATAGACGTTATTGTAACAGCAAGGTATGCGCCTGTCATAACCTATCCAGAAAGTATCGTGAAAATGATTGGGCTGAGGAGTTCATAGCAGTAGAGCAGGATAATCTGTCTCAAAGTTTTCCTTAAGGAAGTCCTGTTTCGGGACTTCCCCCCTCTTTCTTATGTCTTTTCTTTTTCTCGAACCTTGTGTCCATTTCCATTATCGTTGTCGCAAACTCGTCGTTAGGATGGTTCATCATCCTGTTTATCCAAGCATTCTCTGTCTTTGAAATGATGAGAGCAAATTTACAGTCTCCTCTTAAACCGTCTGGAAAATAAATCCATAACACACTCTTTTCAGGCATTTTCTCGTAAAGGTCTACGTATGTTCCAGAACCCAACNTTTTCAGGAAACAGTCGTGGCAGATGACATCGATTTCGTTAGCATGTGTTTCAAAATCTCCCAAGTGCATTTCAACATTTTTTCCACATTTGAGGCAAGGATGAAAATATATGTCACACAACCTTTCTCACCTCATGTCTTATCGTATATGACTTCTATCTCTTCTGTCGCACGATAGATTGGTGTACCAGAAAGTGTTACCTCATCATTGATTGTGTCCCTTGTAGTCTGCATGAAAACATAGTTGTCTGCAAGATTGGATTTTGCAATAGACCAAATCCTCTCCCTTATAGACTTCGATATAGTGTAACGGTCTTCCAAGTCTCTTGCCCAAACCTGTATCTCAAACGTCGCATACCACCTCTGTCTTGTAGCACCAACTGTAAGAAAACGTGAGCGAACACTTCTTAATATGAGGACAACACATGGAACTTGAGCGAGGGAAAGAGGAAATGTTGCCCTAATGTTAACCGGGTTACCGTTCTTGTCAACTATATTATTTAACAGGTTTTCTCTTACAAACAATATTACGTCCTTGTCTTCTCCTATCTTGACCATAGATTATGTTTACACAACATCTTTTTATAAACATTTCTATGAGCAAAAAGTTTAAATAATACACTGTCTTCCTAAAATGACATCATGTCCACAAAACTCGTTGTAGAAGAAAAAGAGGATGTTGAACTAGGCAAGGGGCTCTTATGCTGGAGTGTTATAGGAGTAACAAACTCTGAAACAGTTGACTTAACATACAAGGGTATGTTCACGTTAAACGCACCTTAGGTGTTCCAATAATGCCCCGTGAAATGAAGTTAAGTGTCGCATTTACTTTAAACAATGTTGAAGAGATAAAAGAGTTTTTTGAAGTCCTACAATTGTACTGGATTGTTCCCGACATACAAGAGTATCAGACGAAACTTGAGAACCTGAAGAAACAGGTTGATGACGAGGAAAAGGAGCTTGAACGGTTGAAGGAGAGGAAGGCAAAACTTCTTTCAGAGATAAGAAAACTTGAAGCGTCGTTGACAAATTCAAAGGAAGAGGATGAAACAAAGAAAGAGTTTCTTGAAAACTTTACTGCGTCGGTTTGAAAAGTTTTTAAATAAGTGTCAGGTCATCCAATACTATGATGGATTTGGAAACATACCTTTTCATCTTCCAGATTCTAACACTACTGTTCATCTTATATGAACTGGTTCTAGTGAAAAGGGCTTTAAAGAAGATGAAGATTGTGTTAGCAGGATACATGAGTGCATTCGAATACATTGCAGAAGTTAACGATAAACTGATGGAGAAAGAGAAGAAAGAAGAAGGAGAAAAGAAAAGTGGAAACACTTTCATAGGGTGATTGAATGGAGACACTAAAAATATCTTTTCTCTCATACATGGGCCCTTATCCTACCCCACCTATCGCCTACGGTGGAGAAATAATTTATTGGAATGTTGTCGACGAACTTGACAAGATGGGACACAATGTCACATTATATGCCTCACCATTGTCAAGGAAACCAGAACACGGTAACCTTGTAGAAATCTCAAGCCTTCATCCTGAAATGGGTTTTTTGGATAGAAGGACAGAGTTGGCAAACGTTGCCACGCACTTGAAAAACATTCTCTCTTCAGACATTGTACACGATGGCTCAAACTTTAAATGTGCACATTTTTTCGCAAACACAGTTGGAATGGGAGAAAAGGCACTAGCACACTTGATTAGTGTAGACGAACACAACCTCTTCTACCCACATCATGTTGTAGCAATATCATACAAGCACGCTAAGGCAATGGAAAGCTCTTTCGGAGCACATGTTCAAGAACCTATACCACATCCCTTTTTCACGTCAAAAAACCGTCACACTTCAATAGTCAATCCCGTTGTAGTATATCCTGACATAGACTTAGACCTCTATCAACCATGCTATGACAAAGAAGATTACGTCATATGGGTTTCAAGATTTCATGAAGTCAAAGGGCCTGTAACGGCAATAGAAGCGTGTGCGAAGGCGGGAGTAAAGTTGAAGATGAGCGGAGACATTACCTCACAAGACCATAGAAGATATTTTCTTGAAAAAGTCAAGCCCCTAATGGACAAGCATGGGATAGAATATGTTCCAACACCNGACAGGACAAGTTTAATACGTTTTCTCCAGAAGGCTAAAGCATTCATTTTCCCCGTATCATATGTGGAAGCTTTCGGCTATGTNGTCCTCGAAAGCCTCGCATGCGGNACACCNGTTATCACCACATGCAATGGTGCAATGAGCGAGATAGTAGAACATGGTAGAAGCGGGTTTATTGTCCCAAACACTGTTGACGCATTCGCTGAAACACTTTCGAGAGTAAACGAGCTGAAACCGGAGGAGGCGAGAAGAAGGGCTGAAAGGTTCGAGAAGGGAAATGGTGCAAGAGAATTCTATAAACTGTACAAGATGATGTTAGATGGAAAGTGGCCGAGAACACATTTGCCCGTAAAAAACAGGTAAACTTAAAAATATCTTTTGAAATACAGATGTTATGAAGCGGGAGCATGATGTTGAGGATTGCTGTATTGCAATATGTACTGTATGTGGATTTATATACACAAGAATAATAATAGCATACTTTATACTGTTGAAATGGTGGAAAGAACCCTAACCCTTCCTCCTCAACAGCTTCATAAGATTGTCTAACTTATC